TTGGAAAACTTATCAAGACAATTTTACTGGCCCTGGAGCTTAGTAAATGTTCGGCGTTCGCTCTTTTGCAGAAACAACGTTTGCCAGCACAGGTAATGATGAAAACTTCATCATTATATCTGGTAACGAGGTAACTGCATCTATAGGCGACGTTACTATTGCAGGTGTTGCCGAGCATGCCGTAACGGGCAACGCGGTTACAGGTGCTACAGGTTCTGTAACGGTGACAGCTGGAGCAACGGTCACAGTAAGTGGTAATGCTGTTACAGCAACAATTGGTGATACAACACTTAGCGGGGACGCAAACTTTGCGGTAACTGGTAGTGCAGTCACATTATCTACCGGAACTGCGGTTGCAAAAGCAAACGCTGATGTGCCTGTCACAGGTAGTCAAATAGGCACTATAGCTGCTGGCACAGTGACGATTACAGCAGATTGTGTGGTAATACCTACAGGTAGCTCAATTACAGTACAGACAACAAGTGCTGGTGTAATTACCTGGAATGAGATAAACTTGAATGCAAGTCAAACATGGACAGAGGTAGCAGCATAGGATATAAGTAATTATGGCATCATCTTTTTCTACATCGTTAAAACTCGAAAAAATGACAACCGGCGAAAAAGCTGGTTTATGGGGCACAACTACAAATACCAACCTCGACATGGTCGAACAAGCTGTTGGTGGTTATGTTGAGCTTAGTTTAGCATCAGGCAATCAAACGCCAGCGATTAGTGATGGTGCCGTTTCTGATGGACGTAACAAAGTCATAAAGCTTACAGGCACACTATCAGCTAATAGACAACTAATATTTCCAGACTCTTGTGAAAAAACATATCTTGTAATTGATGGTACAACTAGAAGCTCGAGTCACTATACAATAACAATTAAAACAAGTTCGGGCACGGGCGTAGCAATGCCAGTTGGATCTACTATGCTTGTAATTGTGGATGGCACAAATGTAATTACAGGTATTACACAAAAAGGTTATGTAACTACGACAGGTGCATATACAGCTGTAAATGGTGATCAAGTTATTGTGGATACAAGCGCAGCTGCCGTAACAGTCACACTACCTGCTAGTCCAGCCGTTGGTAACGAAGTGCACTTCTTAGATGGTAAACTTAGTTTTAATTCTAACAATTTGACTATTGGTAGAAACAGTCAACCTATACAAGGTGTAGCTAGTGATCTAGTAGTAAACACAAATGGACAAAGCTTTACACTTGTATATGCAAATTCAACAAAAGGTTGGGTAAAGAAGCACTTTGCTGGAACGTAAGAGGTTTACATGGCTCTTATTGAACTACAAATACAACCAGGTATAGATAAACAAAATACAACCAAAGGTGCTGAGAACCGTTGGATAGATAGTGACAATGTTCGTTTTAGATATGGACTACCAGAAAAAGTTGGTGGGTGGTCATCTCTTGTAAATGAAAGCATAGTTGGTGTTGTTAGAAGTCAACATCCTTTCTTAGATAACTCAGGTAATAGATACGTTGCATTGGGCACGGATAAATTTTTATTGTTATACTTTGAAGGACAACTGTTTGACATATCACCTTTTGATGCAGCTCGTAGACAAACTAGTTGCACACTTGCAACAACAGACGACTCAACCTCTGTAACAATTACAACAGGTTCAGCACATGGTTTATCTCCAGAAGACATTATTTTACTTGACTCAGTAACCTTGCCTAGTGGAACGGGGCTTAGTGCATCAAACTTTGAAGATAAAACATTTATGGTTGTGACTGTTCCTAGCACAACCACATTTACAATTACATCAACAGCCGCTGCAACAGCAACAGTATCAACTGGCGGGTCAACCACCGTTGAGTTTTACACAAAGGTTGGACCACAAAAACAAACATACGGATATGGTTGGGGTGTTGGAACATGGGGAGGAACTGTTTTAGATGCTGTTACGTCCACCATAAATGAAGGTGGCACGTTTAGTGATAGTGATACAACCCTAACACTTACAAGCGCAACTGCTTTTCCAAGTTCAGGCACAATACAAATAGGTAGTGAGTTAATAACCTACTCTGGTAAATCTAGTAATGACTTGACAGGACTAACCAGAGGCACAAACGGCACAAGTGCTGCAGCACATTCTAATGGTGCTACAGTTACAAACGCATCAGACTTTAGTGGTTGGGGAGTTGCTCTTCCTGCAGACCAAGCAACGTTAGAGCCAGGCCTTTGGTCATTGGATAATTTTGGTGAAGTTTTAGTTGCAACTATTGCAAACGGTGAAACATTTACTTGGAACTCTGCAGCAACAAATAGACTTACTGTTAGAGCATCTAAAAGCACAAGTGGTTTTTCAACAAGTAACAATCCCACTGCATCAAGAGTGACACTCATATCACCAACTACAAGACACTTAATACATTTTGGCACTGAAACAACAATTGGCACGCCATCCACACAAGATGACATGTTTATACGTTTCTCTGTGCAAGAAGACATAAATACTTTTACACCTACATCCACAAACACGGCAGGCACACTAAGATTGCAAGATGGCACTAAAATTGTTGGTGCCTTAAAAGCAAAAGAAAACATTTTAATCTTTACAGATAATGCTTTGTATACAATGAAGTATGTATCATCACCTTTCTTTTTTGGTGTTGAACAAGTGGGCACGAACTGTGGACTAGTTGGTAAGAATGCAGCTATAGAAGTTGATGGAGTGGCATATTGGATGAGTTCAAAAGGTTTTTTATTTTATGATGGAACAGTAAAAACGTTGCCTTGTGCTGTAGAAGACGAAGTCTTTGATAATTTTGATACTACAAAAGGTCAACAAGTGGCAGCTGGTCTTAATAATTTATTTTCTGAAATCGTGTGGTGGTATCCTGCAGATAATGATTTTAATAATAAGGCTGTGTCGTATAATTATGCTGAATCTCAACCAGTTCCTGGTGGTGTATGGGCTCTATCAACGGAGTCAAGAAGTTCATGGATGGATGCAAAAATATATGAAAGACCTTATGCAACTAAGTTTGATACCACTGGCACGGGCACATTTCCTGTGGTTCAAGGTCAGGTTGGTCTTGGTCAAACAAAATACTTTCAACACGAAATAGGAACAGATCAAGTTAATGAGGACGGAACTGTTACTACCATACTGTCTAATATAAAATCTTATGATTATGATTTACAAGATACTGCAGGAGCAGGTAACAGATTTGTGTCTGTAAGTAGGTTTATACCTGATTTTAAGAATTTAGATGGAAACGCAAATGTAACATTATCTATAAAAAGATTTCCAGCGCAGACGGAAACATCATCAACAAACAGTCCTTTTACAATAAATTCAACCACCACAAAAAAAGACACAAGAGCAAGAGGAAGATATGTTAGTGTAAAGATAGAAAACACAGCTGCAAACGAAGCGTGGAGATATGGCACATTAATGTTAGATGTAAAACCTGATGGAGGGAGATAATGACAAGAATATTAGTTAGATTACCAGAGCCAAGAGAGGAGTATGAAGCTAGCACACAGAGACAAATCAACAGAGCTGTATCTGGTTTAGTAGAACAACTCAATACTAGTTATCAACAAACATTAAAAGACGAACAAGAACAACAGGCATATTTTTTATCATAATGGCAAATAATTTTAAAAACTCAAAAGTAGACCTAACAACCACAGACAATACTGTATTGTATACTGTACCTGCAGAAAGCACGGCTATTGTAAAATCCATACTGGTATCTAATGATGATGCTAGTAACGCGTGTGAAATAACCGTAACCTTGTTAAATACAGGCAATACTGTATTTAGCCTATTCAAACAAAAGGATATATCTGCTAAAACTACAGTAGAACTATTGACCAACTCGTTGGTCTTAAATGAGGATGAAGAGTTAAAAGTACAAGCGGAGAACGCAAACGATTTACATGTAATCTGTTCGTATCTAGAAATAAAAAGAGAGTTTCAGTAAGGAGGAACTATGTCATTTGAAGAACCAGGATCGGTAGCATACTTATACGAGGGCGATAAGAAAATAGCTCAAATAAAGGTTGACACTACTGTGGTATTAAAAAACTTAAAAACAGGCAAAGAGTATAACTCTGATGCCGAGGGGGATGCTGACGTGGATGACCCAAACACGGATACAAAAAGAGAGGATATATCTAGAAGTGTTTATATAAAAGTGGCGAAAATGCCTGCTGTTGGGTCAGAATCGTAGTTGCAATTTATGGTAAAAAACAGTAAATTCTA